ACGATGACCTCGATCAGACTAAACGTGCTTTCGATGACTGGTTAAAAGAAAGAGACATCAAACTTATTGCTAATAACCAAAAAGCCGCTCCACATACTGGTTGGGACTGGTCGGGCTAGTACAGTGCTTTACTTTCTAAACTTTGCCTTTTATATTTAAGGTATATGTTTTTAGCAAGTAACACACAAATAGAACTACCGAACAACGGAGAGTGCAAGGTATGTTCGAAACCTTTATACGGACAAAGACGAAAGTTTTGTAGTGCCGAATGCGGTAACACGTTTCATAACGCTGAAGGCAAAAAACCGATCATAGATATTCCTCGATCATGTGTGTATTGTTCTGTTGAGTTTTTTAAGAATCAGACTGGATTATTAAATTATTGTTCTAAACATTGTCAAAAACAACATCAATATTCTAAAAATAAAGACCCTATGTCAACGTATGGCTCGGGTAAAAGAAAACAGGTTTTATCTGGTCATTATCAAAACTGGTGTCAATGTGCTTATGACGAAGCGGTTATAGATAACGATATTTTAGACCATATAGAATATCTAGCGACTGATGAACCTTACGTACAAGAAGATATGGAGTGGCTTGAACGTGTATTAAATGAAGAACATACAACACCTAGATACTCAGACGGAACTGTATACAAACCTGATCCTTTATCGTTTAAATTGAAAAAATGGAGAAATTATTGGTGGCGAGAACCTAATATATCTAAACATCGAAAACGAGCAAAATATTCAAACAGTCGTTCTTTTAATGAACGTTGGTCTATTTTAACAAAACGCTCGATTATGAAACGTTACCGTAAAATGAAATATGGCGAAAGAAAAAAATTTATGGCTCTTGTTAAGATCAAATCTGCCTGAAATACATTTACAACGAATTGAAACAGGTATGACAGGAGCAGGTGTTCCTGACGTTAACGGTTGTGCTAAAGGCAAAGAGTTCTGGATCGAGCTCAAAGAAATACATTCAGGTAATGCTCTTACTCTACGACCTATGCAAATATCGTGGTTAGCGAAACGTGCATCGTTTGGTGGTCAAGTTTTCGTTATGGCTCGTAAAAACGATGAGATTAAGCTCTACCATATCGACAGTCTTACAGGTATTCAAGACCTCGTTAAGACTGGTTATAAATCAAAAGCTCTTGTGACTCTTACGATTCCTTACGATTGGGACGCTCTTGTTAGTGCTTTACTTTCGTAGTTTTCGTACCTATAATGGTAAACGTAGCTAATAGGCTACGTGATTAACCAGTGCAGCCATGCACATTAGAAAGGAGAAAATTATGGCACACCAAGTAGAAACGATGGCTTGGACGGGGGATGTACCTTGGCACGGATTAGGTGTCGAGGTTGATTCTAACCTTAAACCATCTGAAATGCAGAAAGCGGCTCAGTTAGACTGGACAGTTAGCAAACGTCCTAGTTATACTATAGACGCTCCTGAGTGGAGTGACGATGTAGGTCTTATCCAAGCGGAGAATACCTTCCACGTTGTTCGAGATAGCGATAACCGAATACTATCGCATTGTGGTAGAGACTATGTCCCTATACAGAATGAAGACGTATTCAAGTTCTTCAAACGCTTTACGGATGCTGGTCATATGACCATGGAAACCGCAGGTAGTTTGAAAGACGGTGGAGAAATTTGGGGTTTAGCTAAAATCTCAGAAGACTTCGAACTAGCGGGTGACGACCTTATTAAAGGTTATTTGCTTATCAACCAACCACATATCGTTGGTCGAGCAATGACTATTAAGTTGACACCTATCAGAGTTGTTTGCAACAACACTTTAACGATGGCTTTACAACACGGTGGCACAGCGTCCTTCCGTATGCCACACGTTAAAGCATTCGATGACGATGTTATACAGATCGCAGAAGAAGCTCTAGGGTTATCTGCTGAGCGTATGACAGAGTTTAGAGAAGCCGCAAACTTACTCTCTAGGAAGAAAGCTAAACATTCTCAGTTCCTTGAGTTTGTAGGTGATATTTATCAACCTGATATGATTGCTGCTTATAGACACGACCAACAGCTCAAAGCTGAAGGTAAGTTGATAGGTATGCAAGAACCTCTTGTTGATCAATTTAACAAGTTTCCACTTCTAGCTGTTGACGCTTTAGAACAGTCTCCAGGTGCAAACCTGAAGTCTGCTAAAGGTACGTGGTGGGGAGCATTGAATGCTGTCACCTACGTTGAAGACCATTTACGTGAGTCTGTAACCGAAGGCAACGCTCTACATAGTTCATGGTTTGGTGCTGCGGCTAATCGTAAAGCCAAAGCTTTAGATTTAGCTGTGAAATATGCGGAGGCTGTGTAATGGCTCAAGACCCTAAATCATATTTAGTTGATGGTGAAGTTTTAGCCATGGTCTGGTCAGCATTGTATGAGGGAGCTAACGATGAGTTAGCTTCCGTCATACGTGACACGATGATTGCTCAGGGCTGTCAAGAACTACACGGTATTACTGATCAATCATTAATTTTAATGTTCTGGAAAAATTTCCTAGAAGAAAAAGGTCTAGTTGAGTTTTCCGACCCACCTAAGGAGGTGCACTAATGCAAGAACCTATAATAGAATCAGGTATACCTTTACCTGAGGATCAACGTTCGCAGACAAGCTATCCGTTTGCTAAGATGAAAGTAGGAGACTCGATCTTCTTCCCACTTAGCCCAAGCGATAACTCTCAGCGAATGAAGAACCGTTTAGCTCAAGCCAGTCGAGGCTTTGGCAAAAAACAAGAACCCGAATGGAAGTTCGTCATTAGATATCGTTTAGAAAACGAAATCTCAGGCGTCCGCGTTTGGCGTAGCTTGTAAACAGTCTGCCTATGAGGTACTCGTTATAGTGCTTTACTTTCACGTATTTCGTAGGCATACTATTAATAGTTGTTCTAACGCAAGTTAGAATTTGTTAACCAAAAGAAAGGAGAAAGATATGCAAACAGCAACATCTACATCTACCTCTGCAAAGAGAGTTCCTGCGAAAGCAGTAACAAAACCTTTGAGCAAAGCTAAAGTGACAGCAGTCCCGAAGCCTAGTTCAACAGGCAAAGGAGCTTCTAGAACTTTATATAAGTTCATAGGCAAAGTTCCTGAGTCTAAAGGTTTTACTCCGCAGATGAGAGCCTTGATCTTAACTGTTAGTGAAGCTAAAAAGAGTGATTTAGACTCTGCTAGTTTTACAGCACAAGATCTAGTATCTCTTGCAGTGAAGCAAGGCAATCTGACTACAGGTCAAGACCCGCTTAGAATCTTTAGATTTTATGCGAAAAGACTTGTTGATGAAGGCTACTTCGCAAAGGTATAATCTGTTAAGTGCATAACAATGTTTGTTGTGCACTTATTTTTTAGGGGAAAACGATGGAAATAGAAATAACTAAACAAAACGGATTAACGTTTAAAACCAATGTAGCAGTTTTAGCACGACACGTAATACACGCAATGTTAAAAGATCCGTTTATTGAAATTAAAAACGAGGATGCTGAACTTTTTGAAAAAGCAGTACATAACGTTATGTATGAAGCAATCGATAATCTTATAGAGGAAAAACATGGCACAAGTTAAATATGCAACGGTTGAGCTATTAGAAACTCTTACACAAAAAGCCGAAGACTCTGGCAAAAACAGATACCCTGACGTAGGGATTGTTAACGGAGCTTTACTCGAATTAGGTTACGATTTAGAAAAAGTCAAACTACCAATTACTTACACTTTAGATCATAACGATATAGAAGTTAGAGCTATGTTTGTAATTCCAGGACCTGATCCAGAAGCAAACGAGCGATTCTTTTTAGATATGGAATACGAAGATTATAACAATCTACCTTATGTTGATTTACCCAACAATATCCTGTCAGACGAATTATGATTTATCGATTATTAACAGTATTTATCATTACAGGCTGTGCGGCATACGTTCCAGAAACTAAAGAGTGGAACGATCGATATGATCCTGCGGCTTGGCGTAAACAGTTTGAAGAATGTCGGGATAGGTTGTATACAGCTTATCCTGAAGAAGTGCAACGAGATGAATGGTCAAAATGTATGGAGAAAAACTATGAACTTAAAGAAAGCTAAATTATTACGCAAAGTGTTAGCAACAGGTGGAGCTGATTGGCGAGACGCTAAACACGTACAAACAAAAGATCGGTTTGGTACTTTACTACCTACGATCTTTTTAGACCCAAAGTGCGGTCGTGCAATATATCGAAAAACAAAAACTATGGCACGAATGAGGGGTTCTTAATAGTGCTTTACTTTGCTAACTTTCGTACTTTATACTATAAGTATGTTTACTAGAACAAGTTTGATAAGTCCAGAGAGATTCATATGATTACTCCATTAAATAATGATACCGAGCGGAGTTTTTTAGTTAGACCGCTCACCTCTCTGGCACAAAACGTGGTGCTGACAAGATTCACGAGGTCAGTTAAATGAGACTTGTTAAATACTCAAGCCACAACCAGTCAGCCATCGGGTGCGAGAAGGTTATCCCGAGAAGTGACTCAAAACTACTAGACCTTCAATGTGGTGATGTCCCGATCCTTGTAAAAGCCTGTACTTTCGAGTCGGTTAGGATGAACGGAGGTATATGTGGAAACCGAGTTCCTCTCATCGCCACACTTTTTACAGTTCCATGTGGATAGAGGGTTACACCAGAAAAATCCTGACTAGCGTGTGTAATCAAATAGTCAAAGCAGGTCGCACCTGCGATGCACATTGTTCCCTCACTTTAATTGCTCTCTACTTTAGCAGGTATGAGTTTTGAGAATAAAATAAACTCATCCATTTATTAATAAGAAAGGAGAAATATATGGATAAAGAAATAATGCAAATGATCGATACGCTTACACGTAGTCTCGATTTATTAGTTGATACGCAACGTAAAACACAGGAGTTTATGCAAGCACAACTCGATGTGAATAATATGTTGATACAACGTATTAAAAAACTCGAGGTCGAAGCTAACGTAATCAAAACAAAAGAACCTGTTGCGATTAACGATATCTTCGATACGATGATTAACCGTTTCAAAAAAGAAGGTGAAGATGCCACGAAAAGCTAAACCCAAGTTTGATTTAAACCCTATAGAACGAGCTGTTGCGACGATCGCTATTGCTTTAGAGCCTTATATAGCTGATCAAACGTCTGAAGAATATTTAGCACGTATGGATCGTAATAGAGTCGAAAGGGGTATAGCATTATTATTTGATACATTAGAAGCCGATGACGTTATCGATTATGAAAAAATAACCGATGCTATGTTAGAAGGTTTCGATTATAAGGAGGACTTATGACACAACATAAGGCAGTCGTTGAGCAACAACGCGAAAAACTTGCACAAGAAGAAGATAATAACAAACTAGTTTCATATTATTATCAAAAAAGTCCAACAACGCATTATCGCGAACTTAAATATAAAAGCGGTCGAGTTGTTACAACAGATTTGAGTCATAAAAATGATGATATTTAGAGAAACTTTTTGGAATACAGCTTATTGGGAAGAAAGAGGAATTGAATATTGGCTTGACTTTTTGTTTGTAGAAAACATCCAGTGGCAAATATTAATTCCTGCTGTTTTATTAGGAATGTGTTTTGCATTAGTTGTATATAAATTAATAAAAATTACGAGGATGACTAAATGAGTGATTTCAATATGATGGGTGCTGTAGGTTATAGAATCTCACATACGGACGAATCACAAGATTATCCGATTGCTACCATTAAAATAGCATTTAAGCTTCCTGAGGGCGAAAACGGTCGAATCGAAATGTTTCACGTTCATGAAGCTTTACGCAGGATGATCGATAAAAAACAAATAGCTTTTGATTTAAGTCTACCACCTACCGAACCACCTAAAACTTGGAGTAATAATGAAAGTAATTGATGATATAGCTGATTGGGCGGAAGTCCGTGGTCTACTTTATGGTCCCGATATACAACCTGAAAAACAGATGTTGAAACTTGTAGAAGAAGTCGGTGAAACAGCTCGAGCACTCGCTTACGATGATGCACCTGGATTAAAAGACGGGATAGGGGATTGTGTTGTTTGTTTGATCGTTTTAGCCGAACAAAAAGGTTTAACGCTCGAGGAGTGCATGCAAGCCGCTTACGATGAGATATCTGGTCGTACAGGTCGATTGGAAAACGGTTTATGGAAGAAACAAGAAGACCTCTAGGTTTCTTGCCTTCTAGTACTGCTTTACTTCGCGGTACTCTTAGGCATACTTGTATTAGTTATTAAATGGTTTAATAACATTAACTAGAAAGGAGAAAGATATGGATATTGAAAAAATCCAACAACAGGTGGCTGACCTTAAAAACAATGTCAGTTTATTAGAACATGCTACAGTCAGCGAATTTAATTCAGACTTACTGACTTCATTACATCGTATTACCGATGTTTTAGATGATTTACAGCCTCGAGTAATCGATCCTGCTGATTTATCGAAAGAAGCCGAGCAAAAAGTACTTAATACATTATCTGAGCTAACTGCTCGTATCGATAATATAGAAGCTCGTGAGTACACTGAAGAAGGTATCGAAGATATCGCCAAAGGTGCTATCCAAAATATGGATTTCAGTGCCGAGTTAGACGACGGTAGTTTATCAGTGTGGGCAAGATGATACACGGACTACTTATCGACCCGTTCGAGCAAATTGTTACCAGAGTAGAGTTGTCAGAAGACTCTACTCTAGCTGACGCTAAGAAATTTATGCAACTTGAAGGACCTATTGATATTGTTACATTAACTGATGATACGATGGTCATAGTTGATGATGAGGGTTTACTTAAAGATGAAGTATTAGGTGGTCAACGATATTTCAAACTATCAGAGTTCCATCAGCCATTAGCAGGTCGTGCCATTATTGTTGGTTATGATGATGAGGGTGCGACTATTAGCGGTAGTTATAATGCTGATACGATCGAGTGGATGCCTGAAGATCATGTCGAAGAACCTTTTATGCAGTTTATACCGATTCCCGATGAGAAGGAGATGCACTGATGAAACAAGAAAAATTAATTATTTCTTATCATTTATTTGTTCCATGGATACATGAAGAATACAATCGAGCTGATTTATTAGAAGCTTGGTCTAGTGGTGAGTCTCCCGAAGACCATGCACTAAGTATTGCAGGTTGTTTTCCTATAGGACATTTTAATAATTGGGATGAAGTAAAACATCACTGGGACGACATACCTTATGACGGCAGTAAAGATACTGACGACTTAAAATTTAAAACTTGGTCTGAGTTTTATGACCATGATGGTTATGTTGACGGTTTACCTGATACTTTAGATGTCGAGTGGGATTACGATGATAAGCACTTTACACCTATATCAGTAAGATGAGGTTTGTACCACAACTAAGCGAAGAACAGGTCAAATTTTGGGTAGAAACCGAAAATATCGATTATGTCGAGATTATTAAGTTGATTGCTAATGGCGAGATGAGCCCTAAAGCATTAAATACTGAAATATTTGATAACGAAAACTGGGATCCAACGGAGGAATAATTATGGGATTAGATTGTTATATTAAACACGACGACTGTGAGACCGATTTTACTTACGAAGATGATCCACGTATAAAAAACGTGAACTTAATCGGTGGGATGATGAGCGGTCACGGTGCCGACGGATCGTTTCGAGGTAAATATTATGAACCTTTAATGGATGAGTTGATGCAAGAAGATTGTATATGGCATACAGAAGAGAGTATTCATATTCAAACGTCTGAGTTAAAAGAACAAGCTCAAGCTCTAGCTGATTTATTACATGCGATCGAATCAGATGCTAAAGAAGAAGAACGCACTTTAGAACACGATACGATAATTTATCAAACACATCACGGATCACCGTATGAATATACTTATCAAGAAGTCAAAGACTTAGAATTGTTATTACGTTGTGCGAGTGAGTTTAATGCGAGAATGGTTTGTTGGTGGTAGTGCAAGGCTGCTTTTATTCGCTAGGCTCGGCTTTATACTATATATAAGTAAAAAATAACTAAGGAGATTTACTATGAGTGATAAAACTAAACCACTTTCGATTCACGAGTCGAATTTATTCTGGACTCCAGAAAGTTCAGAAGAGTTGAACGCTTACATCGATAAGCATATACCTGAAGAGGCTGTACTGATGCATATGGCGTGTGCATTCCAGCAGAACTTGATTGTTAACACCGTATTGAAGTACGGTATTGAGAACACCGAGTTTGTTGCCGCTAAACCATTGTTTACGAAGAAAGAAGCATGACCGACTGTACTCTATGTGACGAACCTATTAGCCAAGGACGAAGAAGCCTTGGCTATATGACTTGTTTAGGTTGTGGTGAAGCCGCAGCCAACGAGTTAGCGGAACAGCGTAAAAAACAGATTGCTCCAGTGTACAACAAAGGAGCTTATCAATATATAACTGAAAACGATTTAGAGACTATCGGGAGGTAGCTCTATTACTGCTTTAATTCGGCTTGGTCGCGGTTATACTATATATAGTTAAAAACTAACCATTAATTAGAAAGGAGAAAGCAATGGAAAAAGAACTAAAAGAAATTATCGATATGTTGAATAAAAACGAACGTCGATTAGTCGGTGAGGATGGTGGAATGGCTTTGAATGTACTCGCTACCCATCTATCGCCTGTTGGTATTATAAATGCTGGTCGTATCGATTATGGCTTCGGTGGTGTTTGTGATCTTATAATACGAATCTATAACTACGGTGATTGGAAATTTGTAGTCCAGGAAGATGTTGATGCAAAACCAGTGCATGACGGTGGTACAGTGTATACAGGGACTGTCGATTTATATAATATCAATAGCAGGGCAGTATGAGAGACCCAGACAATATGTTATTGTTCTTTATGTTCGGCTTAGTGGCGTTAGTGATAGCGTCGTACGTTGCTTTATTTCCGCTAATTCCTAGCTATACTATATATAGTTAAAAAATAACTTTTAGCGATTAACTAAGAAAGGAGAAAGATATGAGAATATTAACTAAAGAAGAGATTGATGCTTATAACCAAGGTATCAACGACGCGAAAGCAGGATTACCTTGTGACGCATCGAAAACACGGGTAACAGCGAACTACTTCGGAAAGTATGTCAACGATTACTATGACGGTTATACAGCAGCAGAAGCAGGGATTAAGTTACATACTAGATACCCTGAGAATGATTCTACCGTGGTAGAATTAGAGTATGAGGAGTGCTTGATGTCAGAAGACGCTTATTACGAATCAGCGTTAGCATGATGAAAGAACTATACGATAGAATACAAATAGAACTTGATAAACATCGAGTTGACGAATGGCATTCAGTTATACCATTATCAGAGGATGGAGCGTCTTTAGTTGATGATATGACCGAGGTGAGTTATCCAGGAGGACACCAACAAAACGGTTTATTCTTACACGAGAATGAGCAGTCTATGATTAATCCGAAAGATGCATATACGACAGTTGCTTACGGAATGATGTTAGAAGATAACGATTATATTTATAATATATTCGCGGTCAGTGGAGGATGTGAACATCATGAAGGTCATATAGCTCAGATTACGAGACACGATAAACAAAAGAAAGAACCTACACAAGGTGAAACTTTCGGAGTTACGGAGTCAGCGATCTACTACGACGAAAACGGAATGTAAGATTATCTAATCTTTGCCCTCGGTCAGCGGTGCGTTGGTCGGGGGTTTTTTATGTCTATCATGTTCTATTAATCTATGTGTATTGTTATTCTCAAAATTAAAAAAGTTTTTCAAAAAAGTTTTTCAAATGTACTAATATCTCTAATAAACTAATAGATTCGTTCTGTAAGTCTCTTGGTTACTCTATTCTTTGATTCTGCAAAACTAATAGAATTCTATTACTCTATTAGAAACTATGGTAAGATTACCTAGAGGGCATGAGAAAACTATTTATTTGATAATAAAACTAATATGATTGTAATAACTTTATGCGAAGCTCGGAGGTAGAATGAAACAGCTGACATACACGTCATTAATGCCAACAGAAGATGGTAAAGGATTCATTGACGATAGTGGTAAGATTTGGCAGCCACTCAACTCTAAACAAAAGAAATTTTGTAAGGAGTACTTCAAAGGACAAACAGCTACTGAAGCCGCGATAAAAGCAGGGTATACGAAGGATCGCAAGGGTGCGAAGACACAGGGAAGTGTATTACTAAATCATAACCCAGTTGTAAAGAATTACTTGATCGACTTGGAAATCGCAGCTTCGGAGAGAGACGCAGTTTCCCTGGAGACCCACCTCTCTACTCTACACGACCTTAGAGAGGAGGCGAAGGACCAAGGTCAAATATCCGCAGCCATCACAGCCGAGGTCCATCGAGGGAAGGCAGGTGGACTCTACATCGATCGACGTGAAATATTAACAGCGAAAATCGATCTGATGTCCAAGGACGATATACTCGATCGACTCGAAAACCTTATTAAGAAAAGAACTTTGGATGCAAAAGTTGTTGAAGGAGAGATAGCCGCGGACTAAGACTCGTGCGAATCGCTCCTGGTGGCATAATCCTGGACTCTTTTTAGTGCTTTACTTTCGCTTGTTTGTAAGCAATAATATACTTATCTTAAATAAAGGTTATTTAAGAATTAACTAAAGAAAGGAGAATTATTATGATAGATAAGAACTATCAAGCAGGAGCCCAAAGAGGGTCAATTAACTACGACGCAGTGATCACTTTGATCGCTACGCCAAAAGGAAAGTTCCCACCTCAAGCAGGGAAGATCATCGAAGCGTTAATCGCTGCGAAAGATCACACCATGACGGTGGGTGAGCTGATCGGCACTGACGGTTCGACCGAGAGTGCATTGGTCAAAGCGGGACTGCAAACAGTCCAAGAGCCGAATGACATTTGGGCTCATTATAGAAAACGCTTGATCGAGGAAAAGCTGATTACTGTCAGCTAACCACGGTTAACGAACGAGGGGACTTCGGTCCCCTTTTTTGTGTCCGCTCTACTCTACGCTCTACTCTATCACTCAATCTACTCTATCACTCTATCCGTCGCTCTACTCAACCCTTCCTGCTCTACTCTATATATAATAAATACATTCGAGCGAATCGCCCAGAAAGAAAAAACATTCGTGCGAATCGGGTAAATAAAAAATAAAATCGCTAAAATCGTAAAAATCGCTAATAAATAAATAATTAAATAAACGTATATATATGTATACAAGTAAAGTAGTTTATTGTTATACTAGGTTATTGATTAGGCAACTAGGCTACCTTATCAATACTTAACTAACTAATAGCCTAAGAGGTATCCAACATGGATAACAAAGCAAAAGATAGATTAGCAGTCAAAACGGCTACTGCTAATGTAGATAAAAGAAAAGCCGATATAGATAACATTGCCCCTATTGGTAAAAGCGGTGGCGGTGTTGCTCAATCAATGGTCTTATCATTAACTGATAACGCCATGAATGATAGAGGTATTGCCCCTAGACAAGTACAACTTGTCTTAGCTTACCTTCATCTTTTAGGTGGTAAAGCTACAGTCAAGCAAATAGATGACTTTAGCGTAACTGCTGAGGATAGTATTGCATGGGTAACTGCTAGCGGTGATGCGTACGAACAAACCCCTAGTAAAATACTACGTACCTACATATCTAAAATGAAAGGTACTGATGCTTGGAACAAATCCAATGGTATCAAACCACTAGTTAGCTAACCTCTAGCTACCTTACCTAAGGGCTACATTCGTAGCCCTTTTTTATGCCTACGATATAACCTACCCCCTACACAACGCACACACATACACCATACACATAGGCTAGTCTTAACCCTAGCCCATAAGTATACGACCTACCTTACCTGCCCTTAGAACGCTCCACAGTAACCCCTATACCCCCCTTTTTAAGTTAGCCGCGGGTCCCACCCGCCCTCCCTTGGTGTTGCGTCCTTGATTGCAAGTACTTTACAAATAAGTCCCTGTGATAAAAATTTTGCGAAAAAATTTTTTACGATTATACTTTTGAGATGGATTTGTTAGACGGTCTTACTAATTACATTATTTCGAAACAGGAAGGTGAGTTTCCTGGACCTTTACTCGTACAACCTGAAGTTAAAACTTCTCCTCGTGTTGATCGAATAAATGAGATTATGGAAGAACTTGCAGACCCAGATCAACCGATAGGACAATCTGCTGCACAACTTGATTTTTTAGAAAAACTAAGACAAGACGATAGAAAAAGATTTACTCCTAACTACATATTACAAAAAGATTATCAAAAAAGTCCGTATAGTTTCTTTTCAGAAGGTTACGACCCTGATATAAAAACAGACTTTAATCCTGAACTCGTTAATAAAGAATATAAAGATTTTATTAACTTCTTTCTAGAAAATGTTAAAAAACCAGAGTTCAACGATATTATCGGCTCTCAAACACTATCTCCGTTTGCACAAGAAATTATGCCTTCTGTTTTACAATACGAAAAACAACACGACGGAACATACCCTAGAGATTTATTTGATCTGTTTCAAAACGTAGTAACAAAAGATGCGTAATGGGTTTTAAACTTAGCTTGGTTCTTGGAGGTCTATTGGCGGCATCTTTGGCGGGTTCGTGGTTCTTATTAGACCAGATATCCACGCTCAAAGGTAATCAGATAATCCTGGAATCAAAAATATCCGAGCAAAACGAATCCATCAAACAATACCTAGCAAAACAAGAACAGCTGTCCGCGAGTCTTGGTACGTTAGAAGCCGAAAAACAAAACGCACTTCGTGAAGTAAATAAATTAAGAAACACATTTGCTAAGCACGATCTTGATAACCTTGCACTAAACAAACCTAAACTTGTTGAGAAGATGGTTAACCGTGGTACTAAACGAGTAATAGATAACCTTGTAGAGTTGACCACGGTCAGCGAGGAGGAGCCGAGTGGATGAAGAAGGACCGATTGAAAAAATTTAGTATTATTGCGTTGTTCGCGGTCAGTGGTTGTTCGCTCTTTCCTACTGTAAAACCTGTAGATGTGAATACGATCGCATTACCTGCTCCGATGTACCACCCACCGTTACCTATGGAAATCCAAGCGACCGAGGTAACATTTGAAGTGTTAACTCCAGAGATCATGGAAGAATACCTACAACTCGTTAAAGACGGTAAAGCTCCTGCGGTTGCATACTATGCGTTGACCACACAACAATACGAAAACCTTTCGATGAATATGGCAGAGATCACACGCTACACAAAGAACATTTTAGCGATTGTAGAGTATTATAGGGAATACGATGAGCAAGGGGAGTAAACGTAGACCAGAAAAAGGTAATCAATACCAAGATAACTGGGAAAAAATATTCGGGAAGAAAGATGCCAAAAACAGTACCAAAGTTCAAAGAACCATTAATCTTCGGGTATCACATCCACGCTAGACCTGAACTAGGCGAGATCAAATGGCAATGGGCTGATCAACGTAAACAGTTTTGGGAAGATTGGATTCCTAAAGATAAAGATCTAATTATTCATACTCAACTATCCGCGGACCACGAACAGTTGTTCAGGGATGCGTTTTGGGAGGATATGGAAGATGAAATACGGAATACGAAAGATAGTCTAAATTTCAGGGCTAGGCAGCGACGAGCTAAGAAAAAAGCTACCGCGAACCAAGGATCCCACCCCTCACCCTAACTACTTTACTTATTCGTAAAACACAACGTTTTACATTTTATTGGTAGTTAGCTTATACTTCGATGATGGCGGATCTTGATCGTATAACCGAATTACTATTATCAGAAGATTTTGGTGCTGACGTACCTGATTCTTTAATGGGTCGAATGATTCCTGATACCGAACCTACACTAAATCCTTTATTAGAATTATTAACCGACCGACAAGGACAAGATGATTTTTTAATGATGATGGCAGGACTTCCTAAAAAACCCGCTAAAAGTGCAATCAACGTAGGGATGCAAAGATTTATGTTACCTGTAGATGAAATAGCAAGAACAGCTACTACAAGGTCAGGAGCACCAAAACTTACAGGCGAAGCGTTAAAACGACAAAACATGATTAACGAAGCATACCAAACAGCTAACCCTGCTCCTACGTTAGCTACTATGTATCAAAAAGCTTTAGATCAAATACAAAAAGCAAAAGAACTAGCTAGAGATACGATTGGCATGAAAAACCCAGCAGGACAAATAAAACAAGCCGATGCAATGGAAGCAGCAGCATTAAGAGAGATCGAACGAATAAGAAAAGCAGGAGGCGGTAAACTGCCTGATTTAATGCCTGATAAATTAACTCCCGAACAAATACAACAAGCAATGCGAGAAGCAGGTCTAGGAAGCTTATTTAAACCCTAAATGACATCTAACGCAGATAAGTTAGCAGCTTTACGAGAAATAGATGTTTCTCATTTAACTAAAGCAGAAGCTAAAGAATTTACGATTCTTTTAGAAGAACTAGAAAAACGTGAATTTCAAGAAAAAGCCACAAGCACCTTTATGGATTTTGTTAAATCTATATGGCAAGAATTTATTAACGGTGATCATCACGTTAAAATGGCGAAAGCTTTTGATGATATCGCTACAGGTAAACTTAAACGTTTAATTATTAATATGCCGCCTAGACATACAAAGTCTGAGTTTGCATCACATTTGTTCCCTGCGTACCTATTAGGTAAAAATCCTAAATTAAAAATTATAGAAGCAACCCATACCGCTGACCTTGCGGTTAACTTCGGACGTAAAGTTAGGGATTTAATTGACGGAGAAGAATACGCGGCTTTATTTCCTGAAACAGAACTAAAAGCAGATAGTCGTTCTGCAGGTAAATGGTTAACAAATAAAGGCGGTGAATATTACGCAGCAGGTATTGGTGGTGCATTAGCAGGAAGGGGTGCGGATTTGTTTATTATTGACGATCCACATTCGGAACAAGACGCTATGTCCGATAAAGCGATGGACGAAGCTTACGAATGGTTTATGGCGGGTCCACGACAAAGGTTACAACCTGGAGGTGCAATCGTTATTGTAATGACCCGTTGGAATAAAAAAGATCTTACAGGGCGGTTAGTTAAGAAAATGGCACAAGATCCTGGAGCAGACCAATGGGAAGTTATTGAGTTTCCTGCAATATTACCAAGCGGTAAACCTTTATGGAATAATTTTTGGAAATTAGAAGAACTCGAAAGTATAAAAGCATCAGTTAGTCCAGGAAAATGGGCGGCTCAATATATGCAACGACCTACAGGTGAAGGTATTTCAATTATACCGAAAGATTGGTTTATGATTTGGGACGAAGAAAAACCACCTAAATGCGATTATCTAATACAAAGTTTTGATACCGCGTTTTTAAAATCAGAAAGAGCTGACTATACTGCTATAACAACGTGGGGTGTATTTTATCCTGAAGGTAAAATAGGTGAAGAACACTATCACGGGGATGAAGCTCATTTAATTTTGATTGATTGTATAAAAGAACGTTACGATTTTCCCGAATTAAAAGCTGAAGCGTTACGTTTGTATGAATATTGGCAACCTGATACAATTATTATTGAAGCAAAAGCTAGTGGTTTGCCATTAGTACAAGAATTACGTAGAATCGGTATACCTGTAAATACTTTTTCTCCTGGAAAAGGACAAGATAAAATAGCTAGACTAAATTCTGTGTCTCCTATTTTTCAAGATGGACGTGTTTGGATTCCAGATAACCGTTGGGGCGAAGAACTTATGGATGAAGTTTCTGATTTCCCGAACGGTGAGAACGATGACTTAGTAGACGCAACGACTTTAGCGTTAGCTAGGTTCAGGGAAGGCGGGTTTTTGACACTTTCGAGTGATTATTTTGAAGAGGAAGAACCCTATCAAGGCGAAAGGGTTTATTATTGAGGAAAATCATACTATGATGTATTACCATGGCTATTGAAAAACAACCAATTCCTATGCGTTCTCGTTCTGAAGACCCAATCGAACTAGAATTAGTACAGCAACCCGACGAAGAAACTGAGCTTTTCGTTCAGCCTGACGGTTCTATTGTGCGTGGCAGCGACATGGAAGAAGAAACACCGTCTAAGTTTGGCGAAAACTTAGCAGAAGTTTTAGACGACCGTGAATTAAACACTATTGCCGCAGAATTAGTTTCATCTTACGAAGAAGATTTAGATTCTAGAGACGATTGGTTTCAAACATACAGCGAAGGTTTAGAATTATTAGGAATTAGTTCTGATTCTAGGTCACAACCTTTCGTTGGAGCTTCAGGAGTACATCATCCGATCCTTGCTGAAGCAGTAACACAGTTCCAAGCACAAGCTTATAAAGAAATGTTACCCGCAGGTGGACCTGTAGATACAGAAGTTTTAGGAATTACCGATAATGCTAAGATGGAAAAGGCAAATCGTGTAAAAAACTTCATGAATTACCAAATTACGTACAAAATGGAAGAATATGACCCAGAAATGGATCAATTACTCTTTTATTTGCCGCTTTCTGGCTCCGCTTTCAAAAAAGTTTACTACGATCCCGCTTTAGGACGTGCAGTTGCACGTTTTGTTAAGTCAGAGCACCTTGTTGTTCCGTATTACGCAGTAGATTTACTTACCGCACCAAGAATTACCCACGTAATTCATATGAACGAGAACGAATTACGTAAATTACAAATTTCTGGGTTCTATAAAGACACCGATATGATGTCTCCGACCAGTAATCCTGATTTAACGGAAGTAGATGATAAAATTGACGAACTTCAAGGGTTAACTAGAACAATAAGCGACGAAGAATTTACATTATTAGAAATGCACGTTAATTTAGATCTTGAAGGGTTCGAAGATGTAGACGCTAACGGTGAAGAAACAGGATTAGCGTTACCCTATATCGTTACAATCTGTAAAGATAATAATAAAGTATTAGCGATTAGACCTAACTATGATCAAAACGATCCTATGCGTAAAAAAGTTGAATATTTTACTCATTATAAGTTTCTTCCAGGATTAGGTTTTTATGGTTTTGGTTTAATTCATATGATGGGTGGATTAACTAAATCAGTTACTTCTATTTTACGTCAGTTGATTGATGCAGGTACACTTTCTAATTTACCCGCGGGATTTAAATCAAGAGGACTAAATATTCAGCGTCATGATGATCCGTTACAACCTGGAGAGTGGCGTGATGTCGATGCTCCTGGAGGTCGATTACAAGACGCGTTTTTACCACTACCTTATAAAGAACCAAGCGGTACATTAGCTACATTACTAGGGGCTTTAGTTGATTCAGGAAAAAGATTTGCAGCAACCGTAGAAAATCCAACAGGCGACGGTAATTCCGAAGCTCCTGTAGGCACAACCGTAGCATTAATGGAAAAAGGGCAACGAGTAATGTCCGCAATCCATAAAAGATTACATTATGCACAAAGATGTGAGTTTAAAATACTAAAAAGAGTATTTGGTGAGTTTTTACCACCTGAATACCCTTATCAAGTACAAGGTGCTTCCGAAAACGTATTTAAACAGGATTTTGATGGTTCTGTAGACGTTATACCAGTTTCTGACC